CTGCGCTCCAACCGGCGCCAAGCTGGTGCCCAGCTGCATCGTGATTGAAGTGAAGCTGCCGTTGGCGCTCACCAGTTCGCCGTTGTACTGCGCGACCAGCTCCTGGCCGGTCTGTGGCGTGACATTGCCCAGCAGGGGATCGAACTGGTAGATGAGCAGCTCCACCAGGCGGGCATCACGCAGCGCGGTGGTGACTGCAGTCATCACCAGACTGGTGGCCGGCAGCGTGATGCTGATGCCGCTCTCATCGCCGGTTTGCCCTGCCGTGATGCCATCAGCCTCAAACGGCTGGTAGTTCCACTGTGCGCTGTTCCATGTGACGGTGGCGTGCGCGTAGTAGGACTGCCAGCGGGTGTAGGAGACGCCGGCGCTGTCATAGATCCTGAGGTACTGGGATTGAGCGCGTGCCATTGGTTAGCGGATCCCCAGCGCAGTGCGTGCTGCTGGCGTGCGGATGCGGCCCAGCACGCCCTCGGCGGTCGCTCGCATGGCACGTTCCATGTCGGTCACCGTGACGTAGCGCTGGCCGTCAAACTCCATCACCGGGCCGGTGTTGATGTTGATCGTGGGTGTGCCGCCGCCTGATGCCGCGCCAGCCAGCACTGCGCCGCCACGGGCGCCTGCTAGGAAGTTGCTACTGGCCGCGGCCATCTTGGATTCGGGCACCACATATTCGCGCTGGCCACCTTCGCCCACCATCGCCAGTGTTGGCCGGTCCACCACGCCGCCTTGCGCAAAGGCTGGCACTGCGAGTTGCGGAATCAACGGGATATCGGGCGCCGGCAGCTTGTTGAACGCTTTGATCAGCACATTGATCAATCCTGCCGCAAAGTTCACGCGGTCCGCCAAATACTGCAGCACGCTGCGAAAGACATTCTTGATCGTGCCGACTACTGCTTCAAATGCTTTGCCGATCGCGCTGCCGATCTTGCTGAAGATAGCCACTGCGCCATCGTAGAGCCTCTTAAAGAATCCAAGGATGGGCTTCACGTAATAGTCCATGTATGCCCTAGCGCCAGCTCTTAACAGCTCACCAATCTTGTTAAAGGCTCCGCCAATAAAATCTACTACCGCCTTAAAGGCTGCGCCAATCTGATCACGAAATGCGTAGATCGCAACGCCAGCTGCAACCAGCAGCGCCACGATGCCAACTGGGCCAGTGATCAGAACGATAAACGCCGTGGCAATGCCAGCAATGATGCTGCCTGCACTGGCTAATGCGCCGCCTGCCGCGAACAGGCCAGCAATCGCGCTGCCGATCGAGACGATGGCCGAGATAGCTGGTGCCAATGCAACCAGCGCCGTGAGCAATCCGCCGATCACCAGCAGCGTGGCCTGCACCGGCCGCGGGAGCGCAGTGAATGCTTTGATGATGCCGACAATGCCCTGCGCAATGCTTGTAATTGCAGGCAGCAGTGCCGTGACTGCTTCGTTAAATGGTCCGCTCAGGCTGCGGCCGATTGCATTCAATGAATCATTGAACTCATCAGCTGACTTCGCCATGTCGCCAGAGATCGTGGCTTGATATTGCTCAAGCGCGTCGCGGCCTTGATTCAACATTGGAATCAGCTCAACGCCAGACTTGCCGAATAGCTGCATCGCTAACGCAGACTTCTCAGCGCCGTCTGGCATCTTGGCGAAACGATCGGAGATCTCAAGCATTACAGCATCAAGGCTGCGAACCTTGCCCTGTGCATCTCTGGTGGCAACACCGATGCCGGAAAGCGCCTTGCTGGCGGCAGAGCTTGGATCGGTGATGCGTTTGGCGAGTTGCCCCATGCCCTTGGCGACGCCTTCAATGCTGCTGCCGCTATCCTGCGCTGCCTGCCCAAACCTGCTGAGCGATTCCACGGCCACGCCAGTGCGCTGGCTCATGTCATTCAAATTGTCTGCCGCATCAATCGAACCCTTAGCGATTGCGGTCAGTCCAGCAACAGCCCCAACTGGCAGCAGCGCACCCATCAATCCGCCGATGCCTTTGGCGGCCTGCCCCATGCGGCCGAGGCCGCCGCCGACTGCTCCGGCTTGTTTGTTCAGATTGCCAAGGCTGCGGCTGAGACCGTCGATCTCGCCCTGGCCTTGAACATCCGCCTTTACCTTAAGGATCGCGTCAAGCTTCACGGCTAGCCAGTCGCAGGATTTCAGCCTCGATGATCTGCAGATCGCTCAACATCGCAGATTCATCCGCCACTGACCGCAGTCTAAACAGCCACGCCACTGCGCCATAGTCCAACCCGATCAGGCCGCCGGGGCCGGTGCGCCATTGCGTCTGACAGTCAAGAAACATCATCAGCGCAGGCCACGCATCAGGCTCAACCTCGAAGTGCTCGGGTTGGCCGGGCTCAAACCCAACCACGCCAAGCACTGCGGCATCATCTGCAGTTTTGTCGATCACGCCGCCCTTGACCCAATGATGGGCGGCGTCCTTTAGTTTTTTGCTTTATTGCCGGTGACGCTTTCGAAGTACGCCACCACAATGGCGCTGGCGACTGCCGGGATATTCAGCAATTCAGCCTTGCTGGCGGCAGTGAATGGCACGTCCTCGCCGTCCTCATCCTGCACATTGATCCAGCCGGCCAGCACCTCATCAGCTACTGATTGGTCGGTCAGGTCGATCTCGTCATCGCCGCGCTGCTTTGCCCTGAACAGGTCCTGGATCTCATTGATCCGCGTCTGCGCCAGTCGGTTGAACCGCGCATCAAAGGTCTGCTTCTCGTAGCGGCCGCCATCAATCGGCAGGCGCAGCACCACCGGCCACTCATAGGTGGCCGATTTTTTCAGGACAAATGCCATGCAGGATCAGGAGAAGGTAAGGACAACTTCATCGTTGCCGGCGCCGGTCGGGATTGCCACGTAGGGCAGGTTCAGCATTTGCACGCCGTCCTGATCAGCATAGTTCGGGTTGCTGATGTCCACCTTGGGCGCCACCAGCGAGACCCTGTTGCCAGCGGTTGTGCCATGTAGCAGCGTCAGCACGCCGGTGGTGTCGTTGTTGGCAATGGCGAAATAGTCCTTTGTGGCGATCGACACAGCCTCGATCATGCACTCGCCGGATGGCGCCCGGTTGGTGATCATGATCTCCTTGGTGCAGCCAACCAGCTCGCGGTAGATCAGCTCGTTAGCCATGTCAAGGCTGAGCGACTGCAGGCAGCCGGCATAGCTCAGGAAGCTGAACGTGCTGCTGTTGCCCGGCTTGAAGATCAACGGGTCAGCCTGTGCGGTATAGGTGCTGGCCGGGGCCGCCGTGTCAGTCGGCGCGTTGTAGATCCCGGTGAACTCGAAATCGATCGTCGGGATTGCTCCCACTTCAGCGCTCAGCGAGAATGTGCCGCGGCAGCCGGTGGCCTTATGCAGCACGCCATCATTGTTGTAGTAGATGGTGACGCTGTCGAAGCTGCTGCTGACTGGCTTGTAGCCGACGTTAGCGGCGATGCTGTAGTTGCTGCTGGCGCCAGGCGTGAAGCTGGCGGTAGTGGCCTGCACCGTTGCCACCTTCGTGCTGCCCACGTAGTCAGTGATCACGCCGGTGCCGCCCGATCCGGTGCCGCTGGTGATGCTGATGATCATGCCAACGTAGGCGTCATCCGTGGCGCTGGCGCCTGCCGCCAGGGTGATGCTGCCAGCAGAGCCTGCCGTAGCGGTGCCGGTGACTGCAGAGCTGGTTGTGGTCTCGGCCATGCCGCACGCCTTCAGCAGGGCGCCGAATCGCGGAGCTGTAGCAGCAGTGCCGGAGCCGGTCAGCTCAATCTGGAAGTTGATCAGCACGCGCTGGTTGGCCAGCAGCTGGTCGCTGTTGCCCAGCCATGGCCGGATCAACTCGCGGCTGACGACATCCGACTCAAGCGGCGTGACATCAATCGAGCGGACCAGCAGCGCATCCGTCCCAGCCGGGCTGGAATCAGTCGCGTATGTTGCCTCGGTTTTTACGAGAAGGAGTTGCTTGCGTGTCAGCAGCGCCATCGGGAGCAGTCTCGGGTAAAGGTGCAGCCGGCAGCCTTACGCCGGTTTCAGGGTCCAAGACGTATGAGCCGCCTTGGCCGTGGTATTCATCCAACATGCTAGCGATGATCAACCTGTCGCCAGATTAGCGACTGCCGTGCGATACCTCACTGCGTAATCGCACGCGATCACACCAGCCGGTTGATCAGCCTCCACCATGTCGAACTGCACGCCACGCGGCTCAATGCTCATCGCGTAGCCACCAACTGTCTGGTCGGCCATGACCTTGGCGTGCAAGCTTTCAATGGTTGCATCAGCCTGCTGGTCTGGGATCGCGCCGCGCACGATCACGGCGATCCGCACCGTCAGGCTCCAGTCGGTTTTGCAGAAGCTGACGTCTGTGTTGGCCTGATCTGAGATCGGCTCCACCACAATGGCCGGTGATTCGCCGCGTGTGATCGGCTCCACCCTGCTGCGGTAGATGCGCGTGCTGACGCCTGTCGTACCAGCCAGCGATGATGCAATGGCGGCCAGGATGCTCTCGCGGCGTGTTGTCATGGCTCAGGCGCTGGCGACTTGGGTGACTGTGCAGATGATGCCCGGAATCGCCGGATGCGTGGCATTGCCAGCTTCGGCGTGGATGTAAGCATCAACATCACTCGCCGCCCACATCAGTTCAATGTAATCAGCTGCGGCCAGCTTCAGCACATAGTTCACCGTGCCGATGATGTTGCCATCAGTGCTGCCATGCCGCGCGATGATACTGAAGCGGCTATCTGAATCTGCTACATCACCGCTGCTGCCGCTGCCATTCTTGCGCAGCCATACGTTGATGTCATGGATGCTGTTATCGCTATTGGTGAACTGGATTGAAAATGTAATGCTATAGATGCCGGGATACAGCACCGTCATGCGATTGTTTGATGCAATCGCAACGCCGTAATTGGCAAGATCGCCAGAGCGCAGAAAGATTGCAGTTGGCGTGTTGATCGTCGCCACATATTGCGAGGTGGAATCCCAGAAGCTGCCCCAGTACCCAGGGCAACCGTGATACGGCAGATCATTCCATCGCTGCGCGCCATTGCCGATCTTGATATTGCCTGTGTCCGATTCGCGGCCAAACTCGCCAGCCAACAGGATTGGATTGCCTGTGATCCAAGCCGCGCGAGTATTGGTGCGAATCGGTGCGCTCATCAGTCGTGTGCCTTGATCATCACGTAACCGCTCGTCACGCCTGAACCGGCGGTGCTCACCCTGACGCGCATCAGCGCAGCGTTGATGTCTACCACCGTCAGCTGCACCGTGGAGCTGGCCACAGCGGTGAGCGGGGTGCCGATCGCGTACCAGCTGGCGCCGTTGTCGTCGCTGCCCTCCATTTGAAGCGCTGGTGCCGTGGTGGTGATTGCGCCGACGTTGACCACCAGCTGGGCGCGGTTGCCTGCGTCCCTGGTGTCCAGGCTTGGCGTGGTGCTGTTGAGCGTGGTGAGCACGATCGAGCGGTCGATCAGTTGGCGCACAGCTTCGGAGCTGTTGCTGTTCTGCAGGCGGTTGATCGCCCTGGTGAACGATGGCGTGGTGCCAGCGACGGTCTGCACATAACGCACCCGGTTGCCGACAATCCTGATCAGCGGTGAGCGGTAGATGCCTGTGCCCGTAATCCTCGGGAAGTCGTAGACCTTGAACCAGTTTGCGCCCGAATCGTCAGATTCTTCAATCGCCACATCCAGCGTTGGCGTAGTGCCGGTGACTGCGGTAACCGGGATGCTGACGCTGTAGCTGGTGCCAAACGTCGGAGTGAATGCCGCCGTGGTCGTGGTTGTTGTCAACGCGGCTGAGGCCACATCCGCGATGATGCCCGGCAGCGCCAGGTTGGCGGCGGTGACGGCTGCGACGGTGCCGGTGCCGATGTTGGCGGTGACGGTGCCGCTCACCGGCTGTGTGCCCAACGCACCGCCCAGCACCTGCACCGGCAGCGCATGGCTGCCGACAGGATCGCTACTCGCTACTCGGATCTTCTGCCGTCCCTGATCCTCAATCTGAATGAATCCAGTCGTCAGTGTGGTGGTGCTGGCCGGCGCAGTGCTGCCGTTCTGCACCACGATGAACAGGTACAACTCCGTCTCAGGATCAGGAACGTTCTCGATCCTGCTGGCTCGGTTTGTCCACTGGTAGCCGGTGTTGCTGGCCACCAGCGCATCAGAGAATCCAGTCGTGAATACGTCGAAGCTGATCTGCCCGACATGGCCAGGCGATGCAGTGGTGTTGATCGTGGCGGTGGTGTTGCCGCTGTTCCAGCCGCGGCGCTGTGCGTCGAAGCTGGCATTGGTTGCAGTGGTGCCGCTGTACTCCAACTGGATGTAGTTCCAGCCGTACAGGGTCAGGGTGCCGCTACCGGATGCCGGCCATGCTGCAACGGTGAAGGTGACTGTGAGCCCTGAGACGCTGGCAATGGCATAGCGGCCTGGGATGCCAGCGGCGCCAGTGATTCTCGACAGTCGGACGCTCTGGCCGACATTGGCCGCTGTGAACGGGTTGGTGGTGGGGAAAGTGACTGTGACGCTGGTGGCGCTGTTGATTGTGTAGGACAGCGCCGCACCAATCAAATCAGCCAGCTCGTATCTGAATGTCTGGTTGGCGATCCTCTGAGACAGGATCACCTTCAGGCGTGCCAGCAATGAGCCTGAGAACGTATCAATCGAGCGGATCACCGTTTCGCTGTTGGCGGTTGTGCCGGTCGTGATGACAAGGTTCCCGCTCGACTGGTTCACCGTCATGCCGCTGCCCGTCTGCAGCAGGGTGAACTCCTCAGCCGCTTTGCCGACGATCCCGCTGCCGACTTCAGCAAAGCCCGCACGCATGAATACTGGGCTGGTGTTGATCACTTCTACAGGCGTGGCCCGCAGCTCGGTGTCTGTCAGTCCGCCACCGCCAGCCGGCAACACCACCGGCAGCCGGCCGCTGTCCAGCGCTGGAAGCTTCCCGTTCACTGCTGCCAGCGTCGTCTCTGTTGCAGCGCCAGTCGGGAGCGGTAGGGCGCTGGCGCTCACCGGCTGCGTGGCCTGCCAGAAGGTGCCAGACACAGGCACCGCCGTGGCGCGCAGCTCGGTGTCGGTCAGCGGGCCAGAGACTGCAGCAGTGCCTGTGATCGACACGTTGCCGCTGATCGGCTGCGTCGCCTGCCAGAACGTACCGCTCACCGGCTGCGTGACGCCGCTGCCATCCACCGGCAGGCGGCCGCTCACCAGGGCCGGCACCTTGCCGTCGATGCTGCTCAGGCTGCTGTTGCCGGTCGTCTGATTCGCGGCTGTGGCAACACCGCTCACGCTCACCGGAACGGGTGATGCGCGCAGCTCTGCATTCGTCAGGCCGCCACCACCGCCGGCAGCAGGATCATCAACAAACACCTGCAGGCGGTCTGCGGCATTCATTGAGCTTGTGCTGAACTCAAGCGTCAGCGTCGTGTTGCCACCGCCGGTGGTCAGCACCGCACCCTTCGATGGCACGTTGAACTGATACAGGATCGTGCCGCTGGTCACGTTCGTGATCAGCAAAAACTGCTCCAGCGTGTAACTGCCAGGCACCACCACAGTGCCGGCATTGGCGGCGCCGGGCGTGAAGGTGTAAGTGGACAGGAGAGTCTTGGCCATCAGCTCAGTGCCACCGCTACCGCTGTTCCATTATCGTCATGCCCATCCACCCAGTTTGTGCCATCATTCACAAGCACATCGCCAGCCTGTGCGCCAGCCACGTCAACATCGGCAAGGTCGCCAAGCCCGAACTGTCGTGGATCTTGGCCGGCTGCCGAGCTTTCCGGCGCAACTCGCATCAACATCAATTCGGTAAATTCGCCATCGTCAATCTTCATGGCATCGCGCACCTGATAATTGATGCCATCTACGGTCACGGCTGCGCCATAGATCAATCCGCCAAATTCAGAAGTTTTTGCTGTCAGCCTGTAGTCAGTGGTGATGATCATTTCACCAGCAACCACTTGGCCAGGCATGTCAAGGATGCCAAGGCCGGTAACGGCGCCACTGGTAACAGTGACGCCGAAATCAGCCAGGAACAGAGATAGATCCTCTGTTATCGCCATCAGCCGTACTTCTTCAGGCCGAAGCCGAAGCAGGTAACAGCACTGGAAGCGGTGCCCGTCTCAGCCGTGCAGCTCAGGCGGATGTAGCGCTTCAGGTCGTCGTGGTTGAGCGTCTTCACCTCCTTGTAGGCAGCGTTGCCGATCGCGGTGAAGGTGCCGCCAGTCACAGCAGTGAACGTGCTGTTGTCAGAAGACTCTTCAATGCGGAACGTCAGATCAGCGCCAGCGCCAGCGGCGGTGCCGGCCAGGATGACCTGAATGTCGCCGTCGTACTCAAGGAGATCGACGCCGGTCTGGTTGCCGGTAGCGGTGATGGTCGTAGTAGCCAGCAGCGTGAAATGCTGCAGCTTCTCAAGCGTCTGTTGAAAGATTGCCATTGGTCCTCTTGCGGGTGGATTTGCGGGAAGGCTGCGGGCAAACTGCCGGGGCCGGCTCCATGATCGGAGCCGGCTGCGCTTTGCCCATGTTGATCAGAGCGGTGGCGTCCGATTGCTCGGTGTCAACCACCTGCCCTGCCTTGACAGCCACGCCCCTGATGGACGTGTCCTTAAGGATTTCGATCAACATCAGAGGGTGTTGTTGCCGCGGCAGAAGCCTTCAGGGTGACGGACTGCAAAGTCCACATCCTGCAGAGCCACCACGCGCACGGTGCCGCTGGTGCTGTGGGTATAGGGATCCACGGTGAGATCCAATCCACTCCACATCGCCATGATCAGCTGGCTCCACACCGCAAAGAAGATGTCGTTGGTCTCAACCTGATTGCTGACGACGGCGTTGTAGCCGTTGACAGTGCCGCCAGGCTCGAACACGTAGGCGCCAGTGTCGGTGCCCTTGTCCTTGGTCTTCAGAGCGCCGCGCATGGTGGCGTTCATCAGATACGCCATGGCGCCGATGTCGGCGTTGTCTGCGGCGATCTTGGACTCCATGCTCACCACCTCGGCGTAGGTCGGGGTGTTGGCAGCGAAGTCCTCGGTGTTGATGCCGGTGGTCAGCTTGATGCCAAGCGGCTGGCTGCTGTTGCCCAGGCCGTAGAGGCCCACGCGATCGATCTCCAGTGCCAGCACAGTGGCAAGATCCTGCCGGATCATCTGCTCCACGTCGATGCTGGCCTGCAGCATCAGGCGGCGGCTGTAGTCGGTGAAAGCGCCGACCGTCTTGGGCGACAGGTTGACCTGATCGACAGTCTGCTGGCTCTCGGTGGGCGAACCCGATTCAGCCACCCAGTAGGCGGTCGCTGCAGCGGTCTGCCGCGGGATTGCCACGTTGCCGGTCAGTCCGGTCAGGCTGGTGACGCCAAGGCCGGCCAGTGCCGAGCGGTTGCGCAGCAGTTCAATGAAGCTGCCGGGGCGGAAGTCAGTACCGACCAGATCGCCAGCGCCGGAT